AAAATATATTACAGACCCTAACTTGATTGCTAGTATAGACAAGATAGAGTTTTTTGTAAAAGAATTGAGAAAGCATATAGTAAGGAAATTATAATGACAGGCACAGCAGGTTTCGGTGAATTATTTAACAAGACTACTTCAGTTAGAAAGTTAAAGGTAAAACTATCCGATGGTAAAGAATGGTCAGTTGAAAAAGAAGGTTTAAGTTTTAAGAAGATATTTAAATCTGAGCAAGGTAATGCACCAGAGGGTACAAGAGAGATTAGAGTAGAATACACTAATAGAAAAGGTCACAATATTGACAGGTGGCAGAAGGTACCTATGGGTAGATTTAAGAAAGTAGGTAACTGGTTCGCTCCGAAGAAGAAGAGATAAGAATGTTAGAACCTAATCCAAAAGAAAAAGTTTATTTATTTTTTACATTAATACTAATATCATTTTTATTAGTAGTGGCGATGTTTTAATGAAGAAGTTTATTGACCCCAAAAATCCAAACACGGTAGGTAAGAGTGTCTTTAATTTAGGTAATCATATATTAATAATATGTTTTATCTTGGCACTAGTATTTGTAGTGAAGGCGAGTTATACATAATGATAATAGTTGATATGCACCAAGTACTGATTAGTAATCTAATGGTACAAATGAATAGAGTATCATACAACGGTACTAAAAAAGGTGAAGCAAACAAAGAAATGGTCAGACATATGGTCTGTAATTCTTTGAGAGGTTATGTTGTAAAATTTGGTAACGAGTATGGTAAAGATTTAGTACTTGCTTGTGATAGTGGCAACCCTTGGAGACGAGAGTTTTTTCCACAATACAAGGCAAGTCGTAAACAAGGTAGAGAGGAGTCCACAAATGATTGGGATATACTATTTAATCTTATATGGGAAATCAAGGAAGAGATATCTCAAAACTTTCCGTATAAAGTAATTTCTGTAGACAATGCAGAAGCAGATGATATAATCGCAACGATAGTTAAGTTGCAAACAGAAGACAAGTATCTGATTATATCAGGTGACAAAGACTTTAAACAATTACAGAAGTATAGTAATGTAAGTCAATATGCACCAATACAAAAGACGATGGTCGTAGAAGACAATCCGACTAGATACTTACACGAGCAGATTATAAAAGGTGATAGAAGCGATGGTATTCCTAACATATTGTCACCTGATGATGTCTTTATAACGAAGACAAAACAAAGTCCAATCACTAAAAAGAAGTTAGAAGAGTGGGCAGATATTGAAAATATACCATTGGGTAGCGAAACCAAGAAGTATTATAACAGGAATAAGAAGTTGATAGACTTGACTTTAATACCAAATTCGCTGGAAGAAACTATTATAAATAGTTATACTGAATATGAAGTACCTAGTAGGTCCAAACTATTACCGTACTTTATGACTTTTAAACTTAAATCATTAATTGAAAATATCAATGATTTTTAATATTGCAATATTGAGGAAATATAATGGCTGAACAACAAACAAATCCAAATCTGGCAAATAGAGCGTTGCAAAACGCTGCCAAAACTTCATCTTCAATGGTGTTGACTTATCACGAAATATTAACTAAAGTAAATAACGCTAAAGACAAGACAAAGAAAGTAGAAGTATTAAGACAATACGATAGTCCTGCTTTCAGACAAGTATTGAAAGGCGCTTTTGACCCTAAAATATTATGGGACTTACCAAAAGGTAACCCACCATATATTGAGAACGAAGCACCTCTAGGTACTGAACATACATATCTTGACCAAGAAGCGAAAAGACTTTGGCACTTTGTAAAAGGTGCAGATATGAACTTATCTAAAGTTAAGAAAGAAACACTATTCATACAAATGTTAGAAGGTCTCCATAAAGACGAGGCAATACTACTTCTAAATGTGGTTGCAGGGAAACTGAATACCGCATATAAGGGTCTTACGGCCGCTGTAGTAAAAGAAGCATTTAACTGGAATGATGAATTTGTCAAAATTGAGACATAAAACACACGGTTTTACGAGGTTTTTACCCTAAAAAAACCTCATTTTTCGCTTGACATTAGTACCCGAATTTGATAGAATAAATACATAATGAAAGAGAGGTCTAATATATAATGTATAATGTGATAAAAACCTTTGTGGGTATCATTGTTTTCATATGGATGGTAGGTGTAGGTTTACACTTGACTATGCAATATGCAAAAGCAGACGATAAAGCCATAGCAACTGGCGCCCATATAATTAAAGAGACGATAAACGGTAACATTGACCATAAGAAAGTGTTGTCTTCTGAACTAGAGACATTGGTTCATAAGATGGCAATTGATATAACTTTTACTTTAGAAAAGCATTTACCTGCAATACTAGAAGGACTTGCTACTGAAATAAGAGTTAATGGGATTGATAAGAAGTATAAAGAAGCATTAACCAAGAAACCAGAGTAAGGAGTTTATGATAGAACTTGTAACGAAGGTGAATGATGTGCTATCAGTAATGTATAGTATCGCACCTAAAGAAATTTGGATAATCATCTTTGCCTCTATTGTTATGTATGCCCATTTAGAATATACTGACTGGAAGAACAAGAACAAGTACAAATAGAGAGAGAGACAATGGCAAGAGAGAAAAAACCTAAATCAGTTAGGTATGCAACGCTTAAAAAGCGTGTGAAGTCCGAATATGAGCATACTAGACAATATAAGACTACTTACAAAGATATCAAACGAATATTCAATTGGATAAACGAGGCAGTATTTGACGGTAAACTTGCACCGTTCAACGAGATTGTAATAAAAGATTTAAAACCACAAAAGTGTTATGGACAAGTAACACAATGGGAGTGGAAAAGAAAAGGTACTAGTGTATTTCATTTAGAAATGTGCGAGAAGTACAAAAATAAAAAAGAGTTTATTGATACATTGGCACACGAAATGGTCCATCTGTATCAAATGAGAAATGCTGGTGATACAGGTAATCACAATAAATTGTTCTATTCATTTAAGCCGATAATGAAAAGAGCAGGCATTGATATGATATAATCGGCGAAAGGTATATAATGATAAAGAGAGTGAAACAATCAATACCAAGATATTCGTCTTTAAAGACTTGGTCAAAGAGAATATTAGGTACAATAGTAATTGCATTTTCAATATTTGCTAGTGGTACATTTTATCCTAACGAATGGGTTGAGAATAAATTAGATAAGAAATACGAAGAAAAATATCTTTCAGATTTACAAGCGTTAGATTTGAGAGAACCAGAATTTAGTTATACAAACGATACACAATTTGTAAGAGCGACACATAAGTGTATTGACTATTTAAATTTCAAAACAGCAGAGGTCTTTAGAGTGCCTTACGAAATGATTACGGCACAGGCAGCCCTAGAGAGTGGTTGGGGTACAAGTAGATTTGCTATGGATGGTAATAATCTATTCGGTATAAGAACTTGGAACGAAGATACTCCACATATGATACCTTTGAGTATGAACCAAAAGAAGTGGCCTGGTTGGGGTGTGCGAATATTCGCTAGTAAGTGTGAAAGTGTAAAAGAGTATATTAGACTTATGAACGAACACCCTGCCTATGAGAAATTCCGTAAAATGCGAACACAAATGTTGGCAGATGGCGGAGATTTAGATAGTACAAAACTAATTACAACTCTTGATAAGTTTTCTACAACGCCTGACTATGCGAAAAGGGTCATTGTGATAATCAAAAAAATACGAAAGTATGAGGAGAAAATATAATGAGACCTAACAATTGGGAAAACGAAAGTTATAATAATATCAAGGAAGACAATAGACCCTATATGGACCCCTATGTCAAAAATCTAATAGAGAAATCTTTTTTAACAATAGAACGATTAAGACGAGGTCAGAGAAAAACTTACTTCACAGGTAACTGGCAGAAAGATGTAATGTCTTGTTTTCCAGGTAGACAATCTGCAAAGATATTTAAAAAGATGAGAGTTTTTTTAGATAGAGAAGACCTAGTATTTGCTCAAAAGAAGTTGACTAATCTTGATGGTTACGAATATATAGTAATGAGGAAGTAATATGGGAATAATAGCATTTTTATCTGCAATCAGTATATCCGCCGTGGCGGCCTTGTATAGTATACTTGGTCTGGCCGCAATCTTTAGTGGTGCAAAAATACCTATAATGATTATGGGTGGTGTACTAGAAGTAGGTAAACTTGTAACTGCCTCTTGGTTGTATCAAAACTGGAAAAATCAAAACTTACCGAAGACAATAAAATACTACTTGACAACTTCTGTTATTGTGCTAGTATTTGTAACGAGTATGGGTATCTTTGGTTTTCTATCAAAAGCACACTTGGACCAAGTAACACCGACTTCTAGTAATGTTGCAAAAGTAGAACTAATTGATAAACGAATACTACAAGAAGAACGAACTATATCAAGAGCAGAAAAGACTTTAGTACAACTTGATAAATCAATTGAAGTATATCTTGAAAATGATTATGCAACAAGAGGTTTAAGAGAACGAAGAAAACAAGAAGCAGAAAGAGAAGAATTAAATCTAATTATAGATGGTGCAATGACTAAAATTGACACCTATATGTTAGAACGACAGAATTTAGAATTAGAACAATCAAAGATAGAGGCAGAAGTAGGACCTCTTAAATATATCGCAGAATTAATATATGGTGATAATGCAAAAGACTATTTTGACGAGGCCGTAAGGTGGGTTATAATTGTATTGATATTTGTATTTGACCCATTGGCAGTATTACTATTGATTGCCGCCAACATATCTCTTGCAGACTTTATGAAAGGCAGACAAAAGAAGAAACAGATTTCATTAAGACAACTTGATTTAAAGATTAAAAGAGAGAACGAGAAACATAAAGAGGCGTCAAAACAGATTAAGAATTATAAAGATTTCTTTACTAAACTAGCAGGCAAAAGACTAACAAACGAAGACTATGAGAAGTTTTTTCAGATACTAGGTAATAAAGAATTAAGGGCAATGGGTCTTGACCCCGATGAGATACGGATTAAAATGGACCAAGTTTTAGACTGGAATGCTACAGAAGTCAAAGAAATGCCCGATAAGGTGAGAGAAAACGACAAAACATTGACTAAATCAATGCTTGACAACGATGACAGAAAGTGATATTATGAATACTATGATTAAAAATAATGCGAGAAGATTACAGAAGAATTGTCTGACGGCACTATCAAGAGTTACTCCTGGTAGTTGGGCAGATGATTTCTGGACTAACACATACAACAAGTTAGTTGAGAAGTATGGTAAACAAGTGAGGTTGAACTAGTGAATATATTTGTATTAGACAAAGACCCTATTATCGCCGCCAAGATGGCGTGTGATAAACATATCGTTAAGATGATTTTAGAGAGTGCTCAAATGTTGTGTACTGCTAAAAGAGTTGCAGACGGTGAGTTGTATATGGCAAAGACAAAGAATGGTAGAGACATTAAAAGATGGCGACTACCTAATACCAACGAAGAAGCAATTATCTACAAAGCAGGTTGGTTAGGTCACCCTAGTACACAATGGGTTATGGAAAGTGCATATAACTATATCTGGTTGTACAAACACTTCAAGGCATTGAACGATGAGTTTATGGAAAGATTTCCAAAGAACAAACCTTATGGTCATAAATCGTTTCAATTGCTAGGCGAATTGTTATCAACACCACCATTAAACTCTCCACTAAATAAGATAGGTACATTACCAACACCTGCAATGCCAGATGAATGTAAAGTATTTGTTGATGGTGTTATTGATGTAGTTGCCTCATACCGTAGGTATTATATTATGAAGAAAAAAGATTTTGCAAGATGGTCCCATCCTGGTTCTGCACCAGTATGGTATCTGGAGGGTTTAAATGTTTAATTTAGAATACGGTTTATTATTTTTAGTTATAGGTATGACTTGTACAATAGGTGGTTTCTTTATCGCTTTTAAAGTTGCAACATACAAACCTAAATCAGAAGAAAAAGAAAAGAATGCTCTAACAGATTTTAATAAAATTAATAAAGAGTTTTTTATAAATCAAGATACACATTAGAAGGATAAATTATGATGGTAGAAACATTAATAGGCAAGACCATAGTATTTTTAAATAATATGCAAATGGCACACTGGCAGACAAAAAGTTATGCCGAACACGAAGCACTTGGCGAGTATTACAATAAGTTAAATGTACTTAATGATAAACTTGTAGAGACTTGGCAAGGTAATCAAAATCGTAGAATACATATTGAGAGTGGTCAAAACACAATACAAAATTATCAAGACACCGCTCATACGGTTTCAGAGATTGTACAATATGCTCAAGACATTTCACAAACTTCATATGACATTACACAAAAAAATGATATGTCTCAATTTGAAGATATAATGTCTATACTAGAAGAAATGGCAGAAGTAACTAGTCAAGTACAATATCATTTAAGTCTAAAATAATGCCAACATATTCATTTTTAAATACTAAAACAGGCAAAGAGTTTACTGAACTTATGGGTATTTCAGAGAAAGAGAAATACCTTAAAAAGAATAAACACATTAAGCAACAAATCACAACTATAAATATAATAAGTGGAACAGGTGGTATCAAAAATGATGGTGGGTGGAAAGAAGTGCAATCAAAAATTGCAGAAAGAAACCCAGGCACACCTATGGCAGAACGATATGGTAAAGCGTCCACAAAAGAAATTAAGACAAGACAAGTATTAAAGAAACATAAAATTATCAAATGAGAATACTAATAATACTAATATTGCTTTTAACTACTGGCTGTAGTGCTAGTCTTACAAACCTATTCTCTGTAGGTAGTATTGGTACGGCAGTTGCAAGTAAGAATTCTTATAGTATTGCTTATAATGTAGTTGATATTGGAGTGCAAGTAGAAACAGGTAACTCTATTAAAGGACACGCTTTTGATAGTTTTAAAAAAGAAGAAACGGAGGTAGATGATGAGTAAAGATATACCAGATTATATGAGAGGTTTTGACCTTAATGATGATTGGGGTATTGCAGGAACGGCCGCAGAGGCGCCTTCTACACCTACGATAGATACTAGTAAGATTGCTAGTACAGATGAATTAAAAGATTTAAAGAAAGATGTCTCAAGCATTAAGTCTGCTATGAATGAGATATTTCAGATAGTGGCAGAGAAAGACACTATTACGAAAGAGATAACAGACGAAGAGACAACTGCTAGATTTAAAGATTTAGAAAAGATAATATTACCATTTCTTTACAATCTATCTAAAACAGATGAGCCTTATATTCATTGGCCAAACAGAGGTCCAATTATCAAGGCACAGATTGAGAAGATACTAAAGTTAACGAGAGGATAATCTAAATGAAATTAAGTAAGAATTTTAGTTTAAAAGAAATGACTGCTTCACAAACGGCAGAGCGTAAGGGTATTAATAACAACCCTAACGATGACCAGATTACATCACTACAAAAGTTGTGTGAAAATATATTACAACCAGTAAGGGACCATTATGCAACACCAGTTACGGTGTCTAGTGGGTTCCGTTCGGAAGACCTTTGCGAGGCAATCGGCTCAAGTAAAAATTCACAGCACGCCAAAGGCCAAGCGGCCGATTTTGAAATCTTTGGAGTGGCAAATGCCGAACTGGCGAAGTGGATTATTGATAACCTAGATTATGACCAATTGATATTGGAATTCCACAAACCCGATGAACCGAATAGTGGGTGGATACATTGCTCATATAAGAGTGCTACTGATAATAGAAAATCTACATTAAGAGCATTTAGAAATGACCAAGGTAAAACTCAATATGTAGAGTATAAACCCGAGTGAACGCTTGGCGAGTTTGAAACAGAAGACTTGATAAAAATGTATGCCAATAAAGGCGTATAGGTGCTTGACAAGTGAGTTGTAATGTACTATAATGATTAAAATGACTAAAGGAAGAATATAATGGCTAAAGAATTTAAATTTGTTGACTTGAATAAAGACCTACTACCTAATACAAAAGGTCGTAGACAAAACGGTGTTCGTTTTTACGAAGTAAATGGACACAACTATCCATCAGTTACCTCAATTCTAGGTATCCGTAAAACTGAAGGTTTAAAAAAGTGGCGTGAAAGTATAGGTAACGATGTCGCTAACTTTGAAATGCGAAGAGCCGCTAATCGTGGTAAGGCAACACATAATCTAGTAGAGAACTATTTAAAAGGTGAGGCACCTAGTGAAAGGTCAGTATTACCTTTAGGTCTATTCAGATTGATGAAACCTTATCTTGATAATATTGATAATGTACACTTGATTGAAGATATAATGTATAGTAAGAAACTTACACTTGCAGGCCAAGTTGATTGTGTTGCAGAATATAGAGGTAAGTTATCTGTTATAGATTTCAAAACTGCTAACAAAGAAAAGATTGAAGATTGGGTAGACAATTACTTCTTACAAACTACTGCTTATGCAATAATGTATGAAGAGATATTTGGTACACCCATAGAACAAATCGTTATTTTGATTTCAGGTGAAGATGGTTCTATACAAGAGTGGATAAAAAATCCAAAAGATTATGTCGCAGAACTAGAGAAAAGTATCCAAACTTTTTATAAATATTACGAAGAGAAGACAAAACAATTAGACAATCAAAAATAGACAAGTCTTCTCATAGGAGAAGAAAAATGTTTAAGAGAACAATGTTATTATGTACTTTCGTGATGACAATGTTTTATGTAACAAAAGCGTTTGGTATTAACCCACCAGAGTTTTTATACCCAGCAGACGCTCCAATATTATGTGGTCCATACGACCAAGTTGAAACATTTTTAGGTGAAAGTGGTTATCAACCTGTATCAGTAGGTTTTGGTAGAGCAGGTGGCGTACCAGATGGCCAACAAGTATTCGCAATACTAGGTTACAAACACGAAGATAATGGAACTATGATTGCAACCGTAGAAACACCTAATGGTATGGATAAATGTATTATCTACACGATTTTTGATTTTACAGAAGTCGGTCAGATAGATGTTAAGAATTAACCTTGAATGAAAGGAAAATTATGAAAAGGTTTTTGATAATATTTAACTTATTAATTGTATTAGGTTTAGTAACTGCTTGTGGCATTAATAAACCAGCAATAGAATTTGGTAAGAAATGTTACGATAATGGCTCTGAAGTTGTATATTCATATGTTTGGATACACGAAAAAGATAAACCATTAAAGGCAAACAAAGAAGATTGTAATAAAATCACAAAGAATTAATCGTTGATGGTAGGGTAATAAACGGACTGGACTTGGGTGCAACTCCCAACACCTCCACCATAAACACATTAGAGGAGAGTATACTATGTTTAAATATATTAAATCTTTATGGCAATTGTGCATTAAAGAAAATATAGTTAGAGAACTAAATCAAGATGGTTCTAAACATAGACTTCATACGCTGAAACCAGATGGTAAATTCAGATATGAAGACCTTTGTCAATAATGTTTTTATGGGGGGTGTGTTAGGATTGACAGACGAGTAAAGACTACAGGAGATTAATAGTTGGCGAACTTAAACGCATTATAAACGGCGAAGGAGACTTAGCCCTTGCTGCCTAATTACTAGGCAACGGAGTTTGTGGTGTACTTGGCAACAGAAACACCACATCTTTCAGATAGAGAGGGAAAGAGAAATGGAAAAAATGATAGTAATTGTCGCTATGCTTTTGAACATAGAGACAAACGAAATAGAACCAAAGACACATCAATTTTATAACTTTCAGAAGTTAGACCATTGTATGGCTTTCGTAACTCAAAACTATCAAGGATTGTATATTGGACTTACGGATTATCTTAATCAAGAGGGTAAGACTAATATGAAGATTGTTGAAATAGGTTGTGCAGAATTGACAGAAGAAGAACAAGAGAAACTTTTCCCTACAGGAAAAGAGATAAGTGCTTGACAAACCAACTTGATAATGATATAGTGTATAAATGAACTCAAAACAATTTAGCTTAGAAATAGAAACTTACAAGAAAGACCACAAAGGCATAACCTATATGGACGCCATAGTGTCTTATTGTGAAGAACGAAATATAGATACATCAACGGTAGGTCCGCTGATTAATAAGGCATTAAAGGAGAAGGTTGCATTAGAGTGCCAGGCGCTCAATCTATTACCTAAAACTTCAGAGTTGCCTTTGTAATGTATGGAGGATTTGATGTATTCAAAATATGGTTGGGAATAAAGTTACACTTTACAACCGACACATATGATTTTATAACTTACGGTGGCAAAGTAAATTGTAAGTTAGATACTTTTACTAAACGAAATGATAGATACTTCTTTCACAAATTATCTAAAAAATATAATGCAGAAGAGGCAGTTGACTTCTTTGTTGCAAACTTTCTGGTCAAAGATAAGGCCTGGATTGGAAACCTTGCCAAGTCTGATGGTAAAGATAATTACCTTTCTTATAGAAAGCGTAAAGATAGTTTTAGTTATATGTTTAGGAATGAGTGTGGCGTTATTAATGATTACTTGGATAGGAATAGGATTAATTTTGATGATTTGTTTCTGGTTAATAGAGGACAACATCCACCGTTTTTCAAACTTCTCCTTTCCAAAAAAATTAGTTACGAAACTTTTGTCGTCTTTCAAGAGTTGTTGGGATTCATTGAACGCTGGGATAGAGAAATATCTGAAAAGGTAGTGTGGTCAGTATATTCTAAACGAATAAAAAAGTTTACCCCATTTTTACGCTACAACAAGACAGAGACAAAATTGGTAGTAAAGGAAGTGTTAATTGGTAATAGAAATGGTTGAAGAATACAAGAAGAAACTTGACGATAAAATAAAAGAATTAAATAGTACTAGAGTTTTTAAAAAGGTAACACCAAAGGGTGATTTATCTTGGTACATTAAATGGGTTTCATCATTCATAGTTTTGATAGGAATGGTGTTAACAGCGACAGATGTTTATCCTATGAACTTATGGTTTCACGCCGTAGGTGTATTAGGGTGGTTTGTTGTTGGAATGTTATGGCACGATAGAGCCCTAACTTCATTGAATTTAGTCGCTTTTGCAATATTTACAATGGGACTAATTCAGGCATATTATGGTGCATATTGATGAGACAGGTGCTTGACAAGGGCGCCTGAATTTGTTATATTAAGAGAATGGTATATAAATTTTTAGATATTATTATCAATCTTTGTCTGAAATGGCAACACAAATTACGAGAGAGAAGTCTCCCGAATGAGTGTAGAGAAGATTGGATAAAAGGTTATAGTAAGTTTAAAAAGAAGTATAAATACTATAGTGAATAACTTTTTATATTATGATACAAAAATACAAATACAATAATACAAATACGAAATACATACAAAGGAGAAAATTATGGATTTTGAAAGTCTAAAAAATAGTCAATCTAATTTTGATAAAATCTCAAAACAGATTGAAAGTAACCTCAATCCTGAGGATAACGAAAAATCAAAGAACAAATACCAAGACGACAGATTGTGGAAACCTGAACTAGATAAAACTGGTAATGGTTATGCAGTATTGCGTTTTCTACCTGCAACGAGAACGGAAGAAATGCCGTGGGCAAGAGTATGGTCTCACGCTTTTCAAGGACCAGGTGGTTGGTATATTGAGAACTCTTTAACTACACTAGGTCAGAAAGACCCTGTGTCAGAAGAGAATACAATATTATGGAATACAGGTGTAGATAGTGATAAGGAAATTGCTCGTAAGAGAAAAAGAAAATTATCTTACTATTCTAACATCTATGTTGTAAGTGACCCTAAACATCCAGAGAACGAAGGCAAAGTCTTCTTATTTAAATTCGGTAAAAAGATTTTTGATAAGATTACAGAGGCGA